GCCCGCCGTGATCGACGGCTGCCAGAGGTACTGTCCCTGCCCGTCCTTCAGTTTGCGAATCGCTTTGACGGTGGAGTCGTTCATGATAAACACGGCTTTGTTGCGGTATGGTGCCTTCAGCGAATAGAACAGGTCGAACACCTCATCTACGGTGATAGCAGTGGCGCCTGCCGTAGTCACGCCGAGCTGCGCGCCGCCGGTTGCCGCGAGAATGCCGGTCGGTTTGCCTGAACCGTCGCCGATGAAGAAGGATTCTTCTTCCTTGTTTCCGATTCGCCGGGCGAATTCTTTGGAAATATAAGTCTCAAGATTGAATACGTTATCGTTTAAAAGTTCCTCGGAGACTTTGATCATAGTTCCCAGCTTGTACGCGCCAATGGAAACCTGACCGAAGCTGTCGTCGCTTTCAGGAATGGCGCCTTCCTCATCAATCCAGGAAGCCGTACCCTTGGAGGCAACGACCGGTATTTTTCGGTCACCGGAAGAGGTCGTAATGACATTCGCCAGTTTGCGGAAAATATTCTCTTCTTCCAACGCATCCACAAGGGTGCGCTCAAACTCATCCGGTACAAGATAACCGCCTTCGGTGTCGGTGCCGATCTGCAGGGCGTTTTTCACAACCGGCTCAAGGCCCTCGCCGGCACGGGTGCGCATAGCGTTCCAGAACGCGCGCTTGTATTCGGAAGACGCGCGTCCGGTTTTTTCGTCGGCGCATTTGGAAGGGGTATTGGTGATGGGGTTGCTGGTTGCCTTCGCGAGTTCCAGATCAAGTGCTGCCTGACGCTCCAGCCGGTCGATTTCCTTGCCCAGAGCTACCACATCCGCTTCCATCTTCTCATAGGCCGCAGTGTCCTCAGCCGAAAGCAGGCCGTCGCTGCCACGTTTGGAATCTAAAAAAGCCTTTGCGGCTTCCCAGGCTTTGGCGCGCTTCTCGCGCAATTCAAGTGTTTTATTCATTTCAATTCCTCCTTAAGGTTTCAATAAAAAAAGCCGCTTTTGGAGCGACTCGATGGGGGTACCGGTGATCTTTTCTTTCTGTGGCAGCTTTCGCAGTATGGAATTTGTGACCGCCTGACGGCTGAAAATAAGACCGTCAGAAACCTCAGTACCCGGCGGTGCTTCGCCGGTGAAAAGGATATCGTCGGCAAACCCAAGTTCCACCGCCTTTTTCGCGTTGAACCAGCTTTCTGCGTCCATCAGGTGTGAAATTCTCGCGCGGGACAGCCCGGACTTGATCTCATACGCGTTGATGATGCTCTCCTTGACCTCTGCCAGCATGGCGATGGCCTTTTCCATTTCTTCCGTGTCACCGATGGCGATGGTCATGGGATTATGGATCATGAGCATACTAACTGGCGACATAAGGACTTCGCCGCCCGCCATCGCGATGACCGACGCGGCGCTGGCCGCGATGCCGTCGATCTTCACGGTCACGTTGCCTTTGTATTCCATGAGCATGTTGTAAATCTGGCTTGCCGCGAAGACGTCGCCGCCGGGGCTGTTGATCCAAATCGTAATGTCACCGTCTCCCGATACCAGTTCCGATTTAAACTGCTTGGGGGTTATTTCATCTCCGAGCCAGCTCTCTTCTGCGATAGCACCGTCCAGATACAGCGTCCGGGCACCGTCTTCGTTTCTGACCCAGTTCCAGAATTTCCTATGCATTTTTCTTTACCTCCGTCTTTTGAGTATTCTTGTTGGCAAAAGCGCCGGCTTCCGCAAGTTTGGTCATGTTGCCATTGATCAGGTACAGGTCGCCGCCATCTTCCGCAGGTATCCTGTTCATGTCCTCCAGTTCACGTATGTCATTGGCTGACAGCCAGCCATTCTGCCGTCCGGTGGCGTAACCGGTCATGCGGCTGGCGTAGTCGCCCCGGAGCAATCCGTCAACATTGAATTTTGCGAAATATGTGGCCTTCTCGGATGGCAGGAGGAGCGCCTTTTGGATGGCCTGCTCCCAGCGCACCACCCATGGGTCGAGCGTGTATTTGACAAACTCCAACGACTGCTGCTCAATGTTGCTGAAGCTGGACTTCTCAAGGTCACCGACCATGTGAGGCGGCACACGGAAGATGCGGGCGATCTCGTTGATCTGAAACTTGCGTGTCTCTAAGAACTGCGCCTGTTCGGGAGGGATGCCGACTGCCTGAAATTTCATGCCTTCTTCGAGGACGGCGATGCGGTGCGCGTTGGCGCTGCCCTGATACACGGTGTTCCAGCTTTCCCGTACGCGCTTCGGGTCTTTTACGACGCCCGGATGCTCCAGCACGCCGCCGGGGTTTGCGCCGTTGGCAAAGAACGACGCGCCGTATTCCTCACACGCGATTGCCATACCGATGGCGTTCTTAGCCATGGCTATGGGAGAGTAGCCGATGAGTCCATCGAAACCAAGGCCGGGGATATGCAACACGTCTTCCGGGCGCAGGACCACCGAGCCGGTATCTGTACGGTGCTCATAAAAAAGCTGGCCGTTGGCCGTTCTGTCTACGGTCATTTTGCCGGGCAGCAGGGGATAGAGCGCCAGCACCCGTCCCGCACCGTCCCGGATGATCTGCGCGTAAGCGTTGCCCCAAAGTAAAAGATGACCCATCAGTGTTTCCCGGAACACAAATGAAGTCATCTCTGGGTTCGGCTCCGTGTGGAGCAGATAGTACAGGGGGTGGTTCAGCACTTTTTCCTTGCCGCCGTCCGGCTTATATCTATAAACGTGCAGTGGAAGCCCTGCAATCGCTTCTGCAAGTATCCTGACACATGCGTACACCGCCGTCGTCTGCAAGGCTGTTCGTTCATTGACCGCTTTTCCGCTGGTGGTTCGGCCAAAGAAGAAGCTGTAGTCACTGCCCGGCAGACGGTTTTTGGGCTTGTCCCGCGCTTTAAGCAAGCTTGAAAATATACTCACAACACCAATAACCCCCTTTCATCGTAAACTGAAGCTCCGGGGCTGCCTCCATTCCGGAGCGCCCGGTCGAGTGCCATGATCGTTGCCACCGCGCCATCGATTCTTTCGGTAGATTTTTCTTTGTCCGGCTTAATGTTGCCCGCCGGGTCTGTACGGATAAAGATGTTATCCATCATCCAACGCAACACAGGATGACCACTATGCGCAATTCTTTCTTCCAACGTGAGTTTCATCAGTTCCTTGGTGGGCGGCGACATGTCCTTGAAACCCTGACCGAAAGGAACTACTGTGAAGCCCATTCCTTCGAGGTTTTGTACCATCTGCACAGCGCCCCAGCGGTCAAAGGCGATTTCACGGATGTTGTACCGCTCGCCAAGCTTTTCTATGAATTGCTCGATAAAGCCGTAATGCACCACATTTCCCTCAGTGGTTAGCAAATATCCTTGCTTCACCCAGAGGTCGTACTGCACATGGTCACGCCGGACACGCAAGTCGATGTTATCTTCCGGCATCCAGAAGAACGGTAGGACGATGTATTTGTCCGTTTCATCCTCCGGCGGGAACACCAGCACGAACGCTGTGATGTCTGTGGTGGATGAGAG